AAATGTGCATCTAGCCACATTTGTTGACGTTCTGCTTTGGTCAAACGCACGCCCTGGTCAACTTCATGGTGACATTTTTGACAGAGTGCGGCCACATACTCGTCACTAGCTTTAATGCCTCGTCCCTTGCCTCCATGCCAGTTAGAGTGGCACGCTTGTGATTGGTAATGCCCACAATGTTGACAATTGAGGCTTGCTACTACTTCTAATAACCTCTTGTTCCTCACATATTTGGTTTTCAAAAACGACTTCACGAGTGCTGAATCTGTGTCCTTTGAGGCATTGGTATCGTCTTCTTCTTGATTCATCTTTGTTAGTTCTTACTTCTAGTGTTCCGCTTTTACTGGCGCATACTGGGCATTTCATTCGTGTGTCCTAATTGCTAATCGTTCTGACGCTTCTCTAGTCCTCCACACATCAATTGATAAACGTGAGGATTCCAATTGGTATTTAAGTGTCTCTTCTTCCTTAACTGCTGACATTAAATCATCAATTAAACCAACATATTCAGGGTCTGCCAGGGCATCACGTTCCTGCGCCGCTATCTGAGTTACGCCTTCAACGTAAGCTTGTTTCATTAGGATGGCCTTGGCAGTCTTTAATTTAAGTTCTAAACCAATTCTGTTGGACTTGGCCTTGGCGTATTCAGATGCAAAGTTACCTATAAATTCTGCGTGTTTTTCTGGTGACATTTCTTTTTCTCCATCCTAATGCAATGATTCGATCATCAACCAAAATAGCACCCCCAATAGACAAATTAAACAAAATAGCCCAAATAACGCAAAAACCATGATTGCGATACTCATTCTGCCTCCTTGATTAAAACCTCGACATAGGGTTCACCATAAACCTTAGTAGCGTGTAGGTTTACTATTTGACCATCATCTTTGTAAACTATTTTGTTCATGCCATCTCCTACTGTCTTGATCAGATTATCCAAATCCTTTTTCATTGGCCTCTCTAAGCCATTTAAACAGGCCTCTGTGCGCTTTTTAGAGTACGACTTAGGCACAGGTATGGAAAAGTAGAAAAACGCCTCTAAAGCTACTTCAAATGGTTCTGATGCGCCCATAGCACGTTTAGCACCGTCAGCTATCAAATCTTCGTATTGAAGGGTTGTTTTATCTGTGTAAGTGGATACAAATTTACCTCTTCTGGCAAACCTTGGTCTACCTTTTGGAATTGGTGTGCCGTCAACTCTGAATGTAATCATTAACATTGTTTAATTTCTGTAATCAATATCATGAGAATTACCTTTTAACTTGTTACAAGTACCACAGAGTATTTGTAAGTTATCAGGATCGTTTGATAGGTTTGGATAATATTTTCTAGGTTTAATATGGTCTACATTGATAGATGTCCAGTTTAGTATTTTTCTTTTACATCTCATACAAGTACATCCATATTTAGCAATTGTTTGTGCTTTAAGAATAAACCATTCTTCAGTTGACAAGAAATCTTTATTAACTTTCAACAACTCAGCTATTTCATTATTTGATTTAGATTTATATTCTTCATCAACTCTACGTTTAAAACTTTTACTTAGTAACTTCTCTCTATCTGTTAGTTTCATAATGTTTCTCTATGGTGATTGTTTGAGCAAAGCATAGCCTAACCGTGTCAAAACATCAGTTTCGCTCTATGCTTTCGAGACTTTCTCTACGGAGCCATGTCATCGCATCGCACTATGCCAGACTATTTAAAACCACCACGCTCTAGCAATTCGCCCACGTTCTCTGCTTTGGTTTGCTCGTGTTGCAGAGTATCTCAATCTAAACCACCGACGTACCGCATTTAGATGTCCAAAAGCAAAAACCCCATAATTCACTCTGTGGTCTTGGCTCTTGGCGAGAGCAACAACAAACGAATGACGCGAATCAAAAGAATGTTTGCTGTTCTGCAAGACCACACAGGAAACTATGGGGTTCAACAATCCGCGTCTTTCGTCCAGATGCCACTCTAGACAATTTCATTATAACTGAAAAAAACAATTAAGTGTTAATAAACCATTCAGGATGTAGCAATTGAAGTTGCCACAATCTAGCCTGGGGTATTTCTTTCCATTGGCAAACCGCCATTCTAGAGATACCTAGTATCTTTGCTAGTTTGTTCTGGTTACCTGCGTACTTAATTGCTTGTTCTTTAGTCATGTGCTAATGTTAACATTGTTTAACTAAAATACAACACTTTTATGATGTTTATGTAAATTTACAACATATTTAAATTATTTTTATAAAAAGATGGATTTATCAGTAAATATCGCTTAACATAGCATCCATGCCGTAGCAAATAGCAAGCGGTCTTTTAAGGAAGCAAAATGAAAAGTGATTCATGGAAAAAAGAATGGTTAGTAATCTCTCATAGTGATTACGATAACACTTGGTATTCATTAACAATACCTCTTACTTTCAAGCAAGCATCTAAATTTGTTCGCCACGGACAATATTTAAATCGTTACGAAAAAGGCACTATCAAAATAGTTACCTTAAACGATGCACTCATTGCAAAAAATGTCTAAACAACAAGCCAACCTTATCTTAGACCAGGTCAAGGTTGGCATTTCACACCCAATTTATATTGTTAATCTAGCTTTAACCATTACAGGAGATTTAAAGCCATGAATCGTTACCCACGCACACTCAATGAAGCATTTCCAAACACAATGGAAAACGGCGCTTCAATCACCAAGTTTTACCACAAACCCAACGCAGTAGAAATTGCAATGACTATTGTCAGCATTGTTGCCGTCATTGTTCTGTTGCTTGACCTTTTTATTTGGAGACCCTAATGAACGAATTTAAATTGATTGTTACTGCTTGCGAAGACGCAATGAAAAAGTATGACCTAGAAAGCAATTTGGCTTTCCAATGTGGTTACTACAAATCACAAACTGAACGCCTATGCGCTGAAGTTGAATTTCTCAGACAAGAACTTGAATCTACCATTGAACAAATTAAAGACATCGTAAAGGAATTAGCATGAAAGAAATAGCAACAGCATTAGTCAAAGCACAAAAGGCGTTTAATCCTGCGTTAAAGCAGTCTGTGAATCCTCATTTTAAGTCTAGGTATGTAGACTTAGCTGGATGCGTGGAAGCTGTTATAGACGCTTTAAACGACAACGGCATCTATTTACTGCAAAAAACTTACGACTGCGAGAATGGCATCATTCTTGAGACTATTTTTATTCACGAATCAGGTGAATCTTTAGAGTGCGGTCTTCTTCACTTTCCTGCTATCAAGCACGATCCTCAAGGATACGCCTCAGCTTTGACCTATGCTCGGCGTTATAGCCTTATGGCCGCCTGTGGTATTGCCCCAGAAGACGATGACGGCAACCAAGCAAGCAAGCCTAAACCTAATCTGCCTACTAAAAGTCATGTAGAACCTGAGAAGTTAGGTTTACTGATTGACAAGATGCGTACTTGTGAGACTAAAGAACAATTGATTGCTAGTTACAAGATCGCATTACAGGCTTGTCATTCCGAAAAACAATGGGAAGAAATCGTTGTCAAAGTCAAAGATGAAATGAAAGGACTCGTCAATGGATGACATACCTTGTTCAGTTTGCCCACATGGTGAATTAGAAATAACAGAAACACGCAGACATTTACATTGTGCAATTTGTGGACATTACGAACTAATAGAGGATGATGATTATGACAAAGAAGATTAAACAAAAGACAAAAGAACAGTTACACGATGAAATCATGCAATTGTTTATAGGTCAAAAAATGGGCAAGACATTGGTTGTTCTTGCTGAAACATTAGCAAGTGTAGCTAATTTTATGGAAGTTAGTGACGCTGATGTCATGGGTTTACTTTTAGGTGAATTATTAGCTTATCAAGAAATGGACAAAAAAAATGATTGAACAAAGAACAGAAGAATGGTTTAACCAGCGTCTTGGCAAAGTGACTGCAAGTAAAGTATCTGATGTCATTGCCAAAACCAAAACAGGTGTCAGCGCATCTAGGGAAAATTACAGTACCCAATTGACACTTGAACGCCTGACTAACCAAAAAGCAGAGTTTTATAGCAATGCGGCAATGGAATGGGGCACAGCTACAGAACCCCAGGCTAGACAAGCATACGAGGTTTATAGGGAAGTTTTTGTTGACGAGATAGGTTTTATTGACCATCCAATAATTGCGATGTCTGGAGCGTCTCCTGATGGTTTAGTGGGGGATGATGGGCTTGTGGAAATCAAATGCCCTGAAAGCAAAACACAAATGGAAACATTGTTAAGCCAAAAAGTGCCTAATAAATACCAGCCACAAATGCAATGGCAAATGGCTTGTACAGGGCGCAAATGGTGCGACTTTGTAAGTTATGACCCAAGGATGCCAGAAAACTTACGCATTTTTGTGCAAAGAGTTGAGCGTAATGATGTTTACATCAAGATGCTTGAAGAAGAAGTAAGAGTATTTTTGGAAGAAATCGATCAAAAAGTAGAAATTTTAAGGAATATTAAATGAGCAAAATAGTCAAAGAAATCGTAGTTATCACAGGGTCTTACACCAACTCTAGTGGCCAACAAAAGAATCGCTACACCAAAATTGGATCAATTATTGAGACTTCTAAAGGCCCAATGATAAAGATGGACACCATACCTTTAAAGGAGGGCGGTTGGGACGGTTGGGCTTATTTGAATGATCCTAGACCTAAAGATGATGGTAACGTGCCAAATCCACAGAGAAACAGGGTTAACAGCATGGACAACTATGATGACAATATTCCCTTTTGATGGAGAACAGTATGCTTGAATTGGTAGTATTTATTGGTGGTTTTGTATGCGGAACTGCCATGACGCTGGTGGTAGCAACGATGGCCATTGAGTTTTACAAGAACGAAATAAGGAGCAAATGATGTTAACTGCGTTCCAAGAACCATTAAGATTTGACGGTGATGACTATGTTGCAAGTCGTGATAATGCCAGGCTAACTGGACAACTTTTAAGGATTTGGAACGTGGTTTGCGATCAAAAGTGGCGCACATTAAAAGAAATAGCAAACTTAACAGGTGACCCAGAGGCAAGTATCAGCGCACAACTCAGGCATCTTAGAAAAGCTAGATTTGGAGGTCATTTGGTAGAAAGGTTACACGTTCAAGGTGGGCTTTACAAATACAAAGTGATTGTGAGAAAAGAATGACTAAAGATGAGCCTGTAGCTTGGGGCATGGAAAAAGACGGTCTTATCCTTGATGTAATCTGCCCTGCCGAACATGAGCGTGAAGAAGGCGAATACACCATACCTCTCTACACCTATCCTAAAGAATGGGTAGAACTGAATGATGAGGAAATATTTGAAATCCACAAGCAAGTTGATTCAATGCAGTATTTGACATTTGGAAAAGCCATAGAAGCCAAATTAAAAGAAAAAAATACTTGACAAACTCATTTTGTGATATAGTGATATTGCTACAAAAAGTAGTGTTTTTTGCAAAGAAACAAAGGATTTATCATGGGAAAAATGGACGCAGAGAAATTTAAAAGCGGTATGTCTGGAGAAAAAGTGCCAAAAGGTGCTTTAAGTTCAGACACCTCTGGCGAGCGTAAAATGCCTGTCAAGGGTGGCGTTGGCATGGGAAAAGCTGACGGCATCGGCATGAGAGAAGCTAGTCACATGGGCAAGATTGACGGCCGTCTAGGCGAAATGAACACAGGCTCAAGAGAGCATGTTGCTTATGAGCACAGCCGTATGGATCACGCACAAGACAAGATGTAATAGCGAAGCCCTACTAAGTGAGCATACCTAGTAAGGCTTCTGACCAAACCAACTAAGGAGAGTTGACTTGGCTAATTCAGATTGTAAGTCATGCAAGCATTTTCTATCGCTAGAGCGTATGGGTGTTTGTAGGCGTTACCCACAGTATTTTAATCATCACGAAAATGATACCTGTGGCGAGTTTGCTGTTGTCATTTCATCCTCTTCGGAGGATGTTTTTTCTTCTGTTGGTCGTCAATTACTAGAGTTAAAAGTAGTTGAAGAACCCCCAAAACGCAGAGGAAGACCCCCAAAATGATTAAACCTTTAAAAGACAGAATATTTGTAAAGCCTGAAAGACGCATCAAATCAGAGCTTTACATTCAGACTGCAGAAGCAGATACTGTAGGTTACATCGTAGCTTTAGGCGATGAGGCAGAAGAGGAAGGCTTGAAGATAGGTGATAAGGTTTACTTTGGCACATTAGCTAAAGACTATAAAGACGAATATTTGAAGTTTACAAACATCAAGCATGAGGAAGAAAACCTTATTCTGATGTCATGGAAAGACGTAGCTTTTGTTGAGGAGATTGAGTAATTATTCACTAAATCCATGTGGAGTATGTTTTAAATGTTCAATTGAATGACAATTTGGGCATAAAACTTCTAAATTACTCAAATCATTGTTTTTTCTATTGCGATCAATATGATGTACACCAAGAATTTGTTTTACTTCATCAAAACCACAGCGAACGCATTTTAAAATCATGTTTCTTGCTAACATCATTTTGCGAACAGTAGAAAAAACTGGTTTAAATGTTTCTTTTGATGCTTTGTTTACGCAAGCACGAGAACAAAATTTACGGTTTGTTGATTTGGGAGCAAAAAAATCAACATGGCAATGAAAGCAATTGTATTTGGTTTTTCCTCTGCCAATCATGCTTACATGGTAGCATTTACTGCTACAATATTTAGCAGTTGTTGATCTATTTTTAATGACATGAAATAATGAATTGCAAACTAAACAATTTTTTTCAACTGTCTCATTAATTGCTTTATATTGATAAGAACATGATCTTGAACAAAATTTGTAATTTTGCAAACGATAAGGCGGCATGTATTCTTCTTTTGAACAATGCAAGCATTTCATTATTTTGCCTTGATTATGTTTACCACCCATAGGAGTTCTTATGCCTTTAATTAAAAGTAAATCTGAAAAAGCTCTTAAAGAGAATATCAGAACTGAAGCCAAAAGTAAACCTGTTAAGCAAGCAGTCGCTATTGCCTACTCAGAAAAAAGAGAAGCAGAAAAGAAATCACCTAAAGGTAAAAAATAATGTTTAAATTCGATCACGAAGTCAGCGAAATGAACTTGATTATTTCAGCACTTGAGCACAAAATACAAGCTATGCAAGAATTGCGCCAAAAGCTAGTAACAACAGCTCAAGCACAATTGCCCCAACCAGCTCCTATTGAGCAAGATAAACCCCAGGAATAATCATGCCTACGCTATCTGAACTGATGGAAAATGCCAGATCACCTTTAAAAAGTGGTCAAAAAACAGGGCAATCCTTAGTTCAGATGGTCAATGAAGCCAACACCAGGGCAGGTAAGTTCAATAAGTTATTGGCAGAATCTACTGAAGAAAAAGGTAAATTTGGCCCAAAAACACGAGAAGTAGCTACAACATTAGCTGATGCTTATAGTCCTGTTGGGATGTTTGTGCCTGCCGACGCTAAGTTAGCTTTCAAGGCGGCTCAATTAGAAAAAAAGGGAATAGACCCAAAAGAAATAATGACGCAATTGGGTGTATTTCGTAATCCTGCTGATAAATATTGGAGGCAGGAAATTAGCGATAAGGTAGCTAGCTTAAAAGGCGGCCCTGATTTTCAAAGCGCTGTATTTGAGCAAATGAAGAAATTAGGTAAAGACAAAACTGCTGAACCTATGAGAGTTAAGGATGTAATTCACCATCCTGAGTTATTTGAAAAGCATCCAGAACTTAAAGAAATTGAAGTTCAATTCTTGCCTGAAAAACATCCTGCTTACGCTAGAGTAGGTTTTTCTGAAGACGGTAATCACTTTTTACAAATTAAAGGTAGTTTGCCTGCAGAAGATGCAACCAAATCAGCTTTACATGAGCTTCAGCACGTTATCCAAGAAGGTTCTGGGCATGCTGTGGGAGGTTCTTCAGTTGATTTTATGCAACAAGATGCCGCTACAAAAGCAAGAGATATTCTTAATTGGAGGCGTGAAGTTGAAGGCCAAGCTGAAAGAATGGGATTATCGCCAGCTAAAAATTCAGATTGGTACTTGAACGCTGAGCAAGCATTGGTAGACAAATACCATGAAATGAAAGCCCATGATTGGTTACCCCACGAAGAAATCAGAAATCAAGCCAGTTGGCCAATGTATTCTAAAGGCACAGATTCAAGAACAAGTGCTGAACAATTGATGAAAATGTACGGATTGGAAAACAAAACAACTCCTTACTCACCATATCAGATGTACAACAGGCTAGGGGGAGAAGTCGAAGCTCGTCAAGTTATGGCCAGAAAAGGCTTAACAGATGAAGAAAGAAAACAATATTTCCCTGGCGAAGAACGATCAACAGCAAATCCTTACGGCATGGATATTCCACTAAAAGACTTATTATATTTATCCAGAGAAGGTTACCCTAAATGATTGAAGAAACAAAACCTGTAGGTAGACCTAGCCTTTATGATCCATCCTATTGCGACAAGGTGGTGGAATTAGGCCGTCTTGGTAAAAGTTTAGAACAAATTAGCTCAAATTTGGGTGTCTCATGTAGAGTTTTGTATGATTGGCGTGATCGTTACCCTGAGTTTCTGCGTGCCTTGGAAGAAGCTAAGGAAGCTGAACAGACTTGGTGGGAAGATCAAGCCCAGGCTTACATGCTAGAAAGCAAAGATGGGCCTAAGCTAAATGCTTCGATATGGTCTAGAAGCATGGCCGCTAGGTTTCCTAAAAAGTATCGTGAGAGCGTCAAGCAAGAGATAACAGGCGAGAACGGCGCACCTCTGATACCTCAGATTCAGGTGAGCTTTGTATCGCCTAAAGAAGTTGGCGAAGCGGTTTAGCTCCGTAGGATGAAGATATTAAAGAGTGTTGTTCGCCTAACCCTGCTTTATGGGAGCGCCAACTGTGAGTGTTGAGCAAGCTATAGCAAAGGCAGAGTTTCCTGAGAAGCTCAAATGCTTGTTTACCCCTGCTAAGTCTAGGTATCGTGTGCTATGGGGAGGCAGAGGCGCAGGCAA